TCGATCTTATGTATATTATCCGTTTTCATTCTCTCTGTTTATAAGCGCATAACTAACTACTACTTCAAGTTTGTTAGCTGTTTCTGCTTGAGCTTTTATAGCATCTCCTGCTTCTAAATTCAACCCCTGTTCTGTAGCGTTGACTGTACTTGTAGCAGGTATGTCCTTTCTAAAAAATTCTACATCTGTACTAGCAGATGAGTCTCTTAAATCACAATTAACTAATACAGCTCCTGTGCTATTATTAGATACATACACAGATTTTATAATAGCAACAGCTGACGTAGATATAGTTAAAACAGTTGTCATAGCTGTTCCGTCTAATATTTTAGATGCGTTTTTATATTGTATACTCATGATAAAAAGTAATTAAAAGTATCTAGTTCGTTTTTTAAATCTTGTTGAAAAGAAAAATTAAGTTGTTGCTTCATTGTATTTAAAGACTCCATAATCTGTCTTTGGTTATCCACATCATACTCTTCTTTTGGCTCAGGTATGTAATTAGTAATCTTTGCCATTACCTACCACCATAGTTTCTTTCGTTAGCTGTACCTTTACCAGAAACTCCACCTGATTGTTTTTCAAATGCCATACCTGGTCCACTAAATGTAGATCTACCAATTGATCCCATACTTTCTCCTCTATCAGATCTATCTTGCATTTCTGCTAGTTGTAGGTTTCTTAACTCTGATATTTTTGCTCTACTTGCATCTGTTTGAGGCATTTTTCTTCCTTTTATATTTTCAATTCTTCTTTGCATAGCTCCTGCTAAACCATAGTTAGTTGGTTTACCAAACTTACCACCTGTAATCATATTTAAAAAACCACCGGATACAGGATTGTATCCTTTCATAATACCTGAAGCTATAGAACCAGTGCTGGTTAATCCCTCTGGACTATAAAAATTTCGTATACCTGTTGCTCTAGGATTTTGTTTAAAATTACTACCTACATTTTTTAAAAAACCATATCCTGGTACAGCTATGCCCATTATTAAATCCATAATACCAGTAGATTTATTTTTATTAACCTGATCTATATAATTTTGGTCTTGCTCATCATTAGTTGTCTCATCTATTACACTCATATCACTTACACCTTGAAATCTATTCATGTCCAAACCTCTTAACGTAGTTAAGTCAGGTTGATAATAATTTTGTGGAGCGTTAACAAATTCTCTTGGTTGGTAAAAATCTTGAGTAGGACTAATATCCATTCTTGGTTCGTAATAACTTTGAGGAGCGTTAATGAATCCATAGCTAGTTGGAGGGAATATGCTTGGTTCATAAAAATCTTGAGTAGGACTTATATCCATTCTTGGTTGATAGAAATTTTCAGTAGGATCTTCCATGAAAACATTAGAGCTTTCATTTATCTCCGTGTCTACTAAATTTCCATTTTGATCAAAATATACTGCCATTATCTTCTTCCGTCTGGTTGTGCATCTAATCTAAGTGTGCCATATCTCCATGACTCACCGACCGCAGTGTTGGCTATCTGTACAGAAACTAATCTGCCTCTAGCTCTTGTATCTACTTTATCAGTCGTAGATGTTATTGTAAAGGGTCCAAGAGGTGAGCTAACCGCTACATCATCTGGATAACTACTTACAAATAAAGTTACTTGAGCATTACCTGTTTGGTATTTAAAATCAGGTATAAATCGTTTGACTGACATAAAGAATTCTCCATCACCTCTGTAATCAGCAACCCCTGTTGCTTGACCCAAGGCGCTTCTACGTGAGGTAATATCCCAATCTCCAGACCTAATAAATGCATCAATAGAAGTTGTGCCTGTACTATTGACTTGATCAGTTCCTACTTCATGAGCATAGTAGATACTAGCTCCATATAAATTTGTAATGCCTAATATATCTGGAAATACAGGTGTTCCGGTTTTACTATATTCTGTTGCGTAAGGAGCATTAAATACCCCTTGATCTTGATATGTAGTTCGAGCTAAAGATGATGTTGTCCAAACATTTTCTGAATAATTATAAGTCACACATCTATCAACTTGATCAGATCCATCTTTTGGATAGAACCAATTTATTTCTGTGTATAAAGAATTAGGAGAAGAATAGATAACATCTCTTGAATCTAAATTAATACCTAAATTATCTCCGTCTGTGCTAAATACAAAATCTTCTACAAGTGATGGTAATGATTTAACTGTACCATCATAAACAAAAAAACCACCTTCTGCTGACATCCACCATACAGCACCGTTTGCATAAGACATAGCGTGTTGACCAATACATCCACAGTTGGTGCCTACTTGTCTAACAGAAAAGGTAAAAGGTGGACCAACAAATTGAATTACATACGCTGCAACATCTGTTGATACAAAGATATAATCCTTACCTTGTATAGCTGCCCTAATTTCATTACCAGTATCTAATCTAAATGTACCAGCCGTATTAGTTGCTGTTGGTGCATATGTATTTAAATCTTCTTGATTTGAAAATCTTACAAACATAGGATCTTGTGTTGAAGTATCCCCTATGGTTGTTTCTGTTCCTAAATGAAATACATGTCTATCTCTGTCTGATACGATAGAAATTCTTGTAGCTGTTGGATTGTTTGTTGTGTTAAAGTTAGTTGTCGACTGTGAAGCTCTATTCCCTCTAGGACTTGAAGCCCCTGCATTCCAAGTAAAAGTTTTACCATTAAATACAGTTGCAACAAGAACTTCACCAAAATTATCAAGACTCCAGTTTCCTGGATCAAGAATCACATCACTAGTTGCACTTTCAGTTCCCCATGTACTAGATCCCCATAAGTCCGTGCCCCAACCATAACCTGCAGTTTGAAAAGTAGGACCTACTTCAATATAAGGATTAACAGTTGCAGCACCAGCTGCAGTCATACCTGAGCCTCCTTCATTTCTAGAAGCTAGTATAGTAAACTTATCTACATCTGGAGTTGTTTGTATTTCATAAACTTGTTGTAATTCTGCAGGTGTGTAGTCTGAAGCAGCTGTAACAGTCACACCAGATAATGTCACATATCTTCCTTTGGCTAAACCATGAGATCCTTTATTTATAGTTACAGTATTTGAACCATTAACAGTTGTTATAGTGCATCCTGTAATAGCTGTATCTAATGGTGTGATATCAAAAAAATCATTACCATAATATAAAAATAAACCTTGTGAGGTTCCAATAGCTGTGTATTTTTCACCGGCAAAAGAAGTAAAAGCATGTTGCTTTCTAGCTGCTCCTGGTAATGTCTTTGATGCAGCTGTTAATTGATTCCAACCACCTATTTTTTCAGGTAATCCATATCTAAATCTAACAAAATCTCCATCTGTCCATTGCCCTTCGGCACCAGATTCTGTGTCTTGCTTATTAAAACCAGGCTTGAAATTTAATTTTTGTAGCATATAGTAGCTTATATATTAGTTTTATAGAGAATGAAAGATACAAAATAATGTCTTATGATCATAAAATATTAGATTTAAAGTATAGAATTACTAGATATTCAATTAATTGTTTTTACAATCATGAAATTAATATATTCAATACCAGATAAACTTTATTATATTCAAAATTTTTTAGACCAAGAAACCTATAAAGGTATTCATAATTCTATATTTAAAGAACGTAATAAAATAAACCTACATTCATCTAAAGGTATATGGGATAATGGTTTGATTAATAACCTTGTACCTCCTGACAGAGTAACTGTTTCTAACTACCCTCCTTTTGAAAAATTAAAAACTCTAACTCATCACAATCAATTTTATCAATTAAAAAATTTTAAAGATATTATTACTAATATTCATTATATGGAAAAAGGAGCAGGTATTAATTGGCATGATGATAGCGGTTGGACATATGGAGCAACATATTATATAAATAATAGATGGAACAATCAGTTTGGCGGAGAATTAATGTTTAGAACAGGAAATAATCATGGTTATATACCTGTAGTAGGTAATTCTTTAGTAATAATAAAATCTCCACTTCAGCATAAAGTTAATCCTGTGCTTAGTCCAACCATACCAAGAGTTTCAATACAAATGTTTATAAGTAAGAAAAAAAATTAAATGATTAGTTTATTAGATAAAAATAATAAATTAAATGAACATAAAAGTAGTTTAAGTATTACCTATCCTAGAACAGTAAACATAATATTTGGAAACTACTCATATCCAGAAATAATACATAAATTTATTATAGACATCAAAAATAATTTAAATCCTAAAATGAAGAATTATACTAACGTAAAAGGGAATATGACTGATTGGAATTATTTTATAGATAAACGCGAGTTTGTTAATTTTATAACTTTTTTAATAAATAAACATCAAACAACCCACCCATATATATTTGAACATTTTTTACAAAGAAAAACTATTCAGGATGCTTGGGGTAATAAAATTAAAAAAGGAGATAATTTAAAATATCACACACATCCTTGTCTACATGGTATATTATATTTAACAGAAGGATGTGATTTAATATTACCTGAATTAAATATAAAAATAACCCCTGCACCTGGAGATTATTATATCTTTCCACCTGAAATATTACATGGTTTTAATACATATGAAGAAGATAAAGAAAGATACAGTTTAATATTTAATATTAATGAAAAAAATCAATTTGAATATTCAAAATTAAAACAAAATATTTAGTTATTTTTATTATCTAGCCATCATCCATGATGTTAATATATATTTTTCATTTGAAATTGGTGGATTTCCTCTATGAAAATAAGGAAAGCTTGCTGGCCAGATTACTATCCTTCCTTTTTTTGATTTTACTCTTTTTTTAAAATGTAGAAATTCTGTTTCTCCCCCCTCTTCAACATCGTTTAAATAAATAGCAAAAGCTAAAACTCTAGCTTCATTTTCAAAACCTTTATTATGTTCTATATGCCAAATATGATAACCTTCTGTTGGAAATGTTTTTTGTATTTTTAAGTGAGTATAAAAAAGAGTATCATAAGCAGCTTCTAAACCAGTGTTATTTTTGTAGTGATGTAATGCTTGATCAAAATTAGCAATCATACTTTTAAATGTTTCCCACCAAACATTTATACTATCTTTACTAGCAAAATATTGCTGATCTTGTTTTTGAGTAATTGGAGCTTGTTCAAAATCTAATCTATTCATAGTTTTGTTAAATTTATTTTCTGCTTCGAAAAGTTTAATTACTTTATCGCACTCATCATCAGTAATAAAACCATCATAAGTTCCAATAAAGTCAGCAATATTAACTGTTTTGTCTTTCACACTAATAAAAAAAATAAGAACTAATAAGAAGAATAAGAAGTTGGTTTTGCACCTAATCTTATTATTTTCTCATCAGTTGTTTCACTTTCTACGTTGTCATTATCCCAATTAGATTGCAATTGAGATAAGTGAGATGCATCCCACTTGTCAACAAACTGAGTTCTAAAATTACCTAAGTTTGCATTAGTCCAAGTTGAATGAGGTGTTGTGTCTTTGTGTTCAACACTATCGTTGTAATCATGGTTATCGTTTTGGTATTGTATAGACCAAATGTTAGACCATTTAGTATCATCCCAAAAATTGTCGTTATCTATTTTATAAGCAGTACCAGCTGCATCACCACTTTGTTTGATAATTAATTTATCATCGAATACGACTGTCCAATCTGAATTTGTTGCCATAATTTCTCCTAAGTTTTTATAATATAAATTATTGTTAAATAAGGTTGTAAAACTGATGTTGAGTCTCCACTAAAAGTTGCACTCATATTATGAGAATGTCCTTGACCTGAACCAGCACTCTGGGTATTTACAGTATTTCCGGCTGGTGCGTTAGATCCAGTTGCTTGTCTAGACTGTCCTGCATTACTTTGAGGGTTAGCATTAAATGCCCAAGCATGACTATGAGAGGCAAGTTGAGCAGTTGATAAAGTTGCATTAGCTGTAGAACCACCAACATTTCCAGTTGAAGTTACAGTGTTGGCTCCACCAGTTGAAGCTAAAGCTTTATTTCCGGATTTACCCATTGCAACGTTATCTTGCAAGTCTGGTACAAGAAAAGTTGATGAACCGTCTCCAGCTCCATACGTTGTGCCTACGATTGCAAATAATGCAGAATAAGTTGATCTTGAAACTGCTTGACCATTACATTCTAGAAAACCTGTTGGCACTGATGCAGAAGACCACGGCACAATAGTTGCTGTAGGAATTCCTTCGATACCAGTAAGATCTGCTCCTGAAAAATTGTATTTTGTTGCTTCGTAATTTGACATATTATTTCTCCGTGTAAGTCCATCCTGTTGTAGCGTCTCCAGAATATACTAATCCAAAAGCTGCACCTTGTGTATTAACTACAAGATCAGATGCTGCATTAGCTATATTAGAAGAGTTTCTACCAACAGTCAATGCGTTAGTATTGAAATCATAACCTTGATCTACAAAATGTAC